CAACCGTTAGATGCGGTGCAATTAGTCAACTTTTTTCCTACCCCTACCGATGTAACCCTTAGAAAAGGGTATTCTCAGGTTTCTACAGGCATCACGGGGGAAGTACAAACCCTAATGAATTATGCAAAGTATGACGGTACAAACACGCTATTTGCTATAGCTGGTGGCACAATTTATAACGCATCAACAAACCCTGCAACTTCTGTATTTACAGGATTAGCTAATAGCAAGTTTCAGCATTGCATGATTTCTACCGATGGTGGTAATTTTATTATTGCCGTAAACGGTCAAGATTCCGCTATGATTTATGACGGTACACGCTGGGCTAGGATGGCTACCACAAGTACCGCACAAACTATCTCAACTATCACACGGGGTGGTACAGGTAATCTAACAGCTACCCTAACAACTGCCGCACCGCATGGACTTGTAACAGGTAATCGGGTTGTCATTAGCGGTGCTACAGAATCAAATTACAACGGTACTTATGTTGTTACTGTAACGGGTGCTAGTGCCTTTACCTACACAATGGCAACCGCACCAGCGGCAAACGCTACCGTAGTTGGAAGTTACACCGTTCTAGGTATTACTGGCGTAAACAGCAATGTATTTGTTAATGTCAATATGTGCCAAAACAGACTGTTTTTTGTGCAAAAAGACACAATGACCTTTTGGTATCTACCTGTGGAATCTATCGGTGGTGCGGCATTAGACTTCCCTTTAGGGGCTATTGCCCGTTCAGGTGGTTTTTTGCAAGCAATGGGAACATGGACTTTAGACGCAGGTTACGGGGTAGATGACCTATCCGCTTTTGTTACAAGTATGGGTGAAGTCATTGTTTACAAGGGTACAAACCCTAGTGATCCTAATGCTTGGAGCGAGGTCGGTGTATGGCAAATGGGTCAAACTTTTAGCCGTAGATGCTTTTTTAAATTTGGCGGTGACCTGCTATTGCTAACCCAAGACGGCTTAGTACCAATGTCTGCCGCACTTCAATCTTCCCGTTTAGATCCCCGTGTCAACCTAACTGACAAGATTTACTACGCTGTAAGCCAAGCGGCAACTACTTTTTATGCTGAATTTGGCTGGCAGATTAACTACTTTGCTAGTGAGAATATGTTGATTTTGAACATTCCTACTGGTTTAGGGTTTGAGCAATATGTCATGCACACGATTACTAAGTCATGGGCTAGATTTACTGGGGTAAACGCTATTTGCTGGGAAGTATCTGCGGATAACAAGATTTACTTTGGGGCTAACGGTTATGTAGGGCAGTTCTATACCCAACCATCAGATAACGGTTCTAACATTGTTGCAACTGCACAGCAAGCCTACAGCTATTTTGACACCCGTGGACAGCTTAAACGCTTCACGCTAGTACGCCCTATCCTACAAACAGATAACGGCTTACCGACAGTTCTATGCGGTATTAGCACCGATTTTGACACTCAGCCATTAACCAATCAAGTTGCTTTTAATCCATCCACATTAGATGTGGGTGTTTGGGATACATCCTTGTGGGATGATGTTAATTGGGGTGGAACTTTGACCACTACTAAGTTTTGGCAAGGCGTCACAGGAACAGGTTTTGCTGGATCAATTAACATAAATGTTGCATCGCAAGGTATTGAACTGCATTGGGCTAGTACGGATTATGTAATGGAGACGGGTGGCGTCTTATAAATGCTATGTTTTGATAAAGATTTATTAGGGCAATTTATAGCCGATAAATTAAACATGGTATGGACACCTGAAAATTCCACGACAATCGGATGGGTAACAGATGAAATAGAATCAGTAGTTTGGTATGAGGACTTTAATAAAAAATCGGTAACTTGCCATATTTACCTTGAAAACGGGTTAAATAGGCAATACTTATCTACCATTTTTGATTATCCTTTTGTACAATTGGGGGTAGATAAGATTGTTTGCCCCGTGGTCAGTAGTAACGACAAGTCAATAGAGTTTGTCAAGAAATTGGGGTTTGAGGAACAAGCACGATTACTTGATGTTTTTCCTACTGGAGATTTGTTGTTTTTTGTAATGTCAAAAGACAAATGTAGATTTTTAGGAGAAAGATATGGGAAAACAAGCTAGTGCTCCCCCACCACCCGATTATGCGGCGGCGGCTAAGGAAACTGCCGCAGGTAATCTTGATGTTGCAAGACAAACGACTGCCGCCAATCGTGTAAATCAATACACGCCTTATGGTTCGCTTGAATATCAAATGTCAGGTCAAGATCTTTATGGCAATCCCATGTGGAAAGCTACGCAATCCCTTGCTCCCGATCAACAAAAACTATTAGATATTCAAAATCAATTAAGTATTGGTACAGGAGAATTAGGTCAACAAGGTCTTGGTTATGTGCAAAACATGATTTCCAAGCCTTTTGATACAAGTTCTTTACCTACTACTGGTTTTAATGCTGGGCAAAGCTATCAAGATGCTTATATGCAAAGACTTCAGCCACAGATTGCACAAGGGCGTGAAGCGTTAAATGTTGATTTAGCTAATAGGGGTATACCCGTAGGTTCAGAAGCCTATAAACGGGCAATGATGACCCAAGGTCAAAAAGAAAATGATCTATTAGCCGCCGCAACTACTCAAGGATTTGGTACTGGTCTTGCCGCTAATCAGCAAGGATTTAACCAATTGGCTTACCAACGCAATGAACCAATCAATACGCTAAATGCGGTGCGTTCAGGTTCTCAAGTACAAAATCCTACATTTGTAAACCCTGCACAACAGGCTAATGTGGCTGGGCCTGATATTTTAGGTGCGGCACAGTCTACTTATAACGCCCAATTAGGTGCATCTAACGCTCAAAATGCCGCTAACAATGCTATGACAAGCGGATTAATGGGTCTAGCTGGTGCTGGAGTTATGAAATATTCTGATATTCGTACTAAAGAAAACATTGAACCTATTGGTATAGCCAACAACGGATTGACAATATATAAGTATGAATATAAACCTGAGTTTAAAGACCATGAATTAGCTGGATCAGGCGTTCATTATGGTTACATGGCTCAAGAAATAGAACAAGTCTACCCTTACGCAGTTAGAACCCTAAATGACGGCTATAAAGTCGTAGATTACGGACTACTATGAATCCCTATATCCTACCGCCACAACCAATGCAAGATGTAAGTGGTTTACAGCCCGTGTTTGGAAACTTTGCACAACAACAAGCTAACCATCAGGCGTTACTTGCACAGCAAGGTCAATTAGCGGGTCAAGCTGGGCAATTTCAGGGCGGTGGCATGAACCCATTAGCTATGGCGGCAATGTTGCGTAATACAGATCGCACTAAACCTGCACCTGTATATGATAAAAGTCAGATAATGCCCGATACGCCACAGTATGCAGACCCAGCATATAACCAAGCAGGATATTAATTATGGCTGATATTGGAACACTAAACCCCGAACAGATGTTGCAACAGCAACAGATATTACGCCAACAAAAAATGGCTGAAATGTTGATGCAACAAGGTATGCAACAGCCACAAGGTCAAATGGTTAGTGGTCGTTATGTTGCTCCTAGCATATTTCAAAATTTAGCTGGTTTAGCCAATCTTTATGTTGGTCAGCAAGGTATTAAAGAAGCAGACCAAGCCCAATTAGATTTAGCTAAAGCAATTAGAGGTCAAGAAGGCGTTGCCTTGGCTGACTACATGAGCCAATTACAAGGTAAACCTGCTGTACCTGATAAAGTTACAGAAATGGCTGGGCCATATACTAAAAATGTACCTATGCCTACAGCTACTATGGCTGGAACACCAGCGGTAGCTGGCAATCCAATGTTAGCTAACATGAACGCCTTGCAGAATCCTAATTCACCTGCGTTCTTAAGACAATTTGCTATGGGTGAAATTCTTAAAAAGCCTAAGTGGGAAAAAGCAGAATACACAGATCCAAAGACAGGCGTTACCCGTCAAGGTGTTATTGATGTTAATTCACCTAATCCTATTTCTACATTCCAAGTTGGCGGTACTAAGCCTGAAATGACTGCCGCTGAAAGAATAGGTTTAAATATGCGTGGTGCTGAACTTTTTGATAAAGGTATTGGCGGTTTTGGTGGTTATGGCGGTGGTCAACCTACAGGTGTATCTATGGGTCAACCTCAAAGTCAACTTGTAAGTCAACCTGCACCAAAAGCTGACCCTTATGCACCTGCTACTTTGCCAAAATATGAATATGATCCAGCTTTAACTCCTGCACAAAACAGAGATCAAGCACTTGCATTTAGTAAAGAAAATCAAAATTTAGTCAAAAACGCTAAAAATTCATTTGATTTACTTAAATCTACTGCTGAAACTTTAAGAACAGGCAACCCAAGTTCAGGTCGTGGTGAAAACATTATTACAGGTGCTAGAGAATTCTTTGGTGGTGGCGGTGAAACATCTAAAGCTGATGCAATTTTGACTATTTATGGCACTAAATTAACTCAGCAAGTTCCACGCTTTGAAGGCCCACAATCTGATAAAGATACTGCCTTGTATCAAGCGGCCGCTGGTGATGTTGGAAACCCAAATAAACCTATTGCAACAAGGTTAGCCGCAGTAGAAACAATGATTGATTTAAACAAGAAATATTATCCAAAAGGTGATTGGTCAAGCATTGATACAAAAATGCCAACTCAACCATCGGCTTCATCAGTAAAAGCATTTGGTTCTGCAAAAGAAGTTGATTTTAATAGCTTACCTACAGGAAGAAGATAAGCATGGATGTAAGGATGCCCGATGGCGTTTTAGTCAGAAATGTGCCTGATAATGTAACTCAAGCAGATTTGTTGTCTAGATATGAGTTATCGCAAAAACCTGATGCTGGGAATGTCATTAATACTGATGTACCTACCGTTGTAGGATCACGCCCTAATGCGGTCAATCCTCAACCGCAAGCTAGACCAGTAACAATGATGGATCGGGTAAAAGCTCTTTATGAAGTGCCTACGGCTATTGCTGGATCAATGGTTACTGAGCCTTTAGCACAAGCCTACGGCATAGCTAGAAGTATTCCTGAAGCAATCCAAACAGGTCAAGCCCCTGCACAAATAGGTCAAAAGTACGCACAGCAAGCTAGTCAAGCAATGCAATATCAGCCTACTTCCCCTGTATCTCAAGAGGCTTTGGGTGCTGTTGGTGAAGCGTTGACTGCGGCTAAAATCCCTGCTTTTACCCCTGTAATTGGCAAGATTCCGTCTGCTATGCAAGCGGCAGGTGCAATACGCCCAATGATCCAAGAATCCGTGATCCCTGCTGGCAGAAGAATGGCTGGGGCATTACGCAATGAGGGTCAGATGATCCAAGAAGCTATCCAGCCTATTACAAGCACAATAGCTGGTGCGGTAGAACCCGTTACATCAAGAATTGCAAGTGCTTTGCGTAGAGAACCTACTATGGCTGGCGTAGGTGCGGCAGAAGTTCCTGAAGCTAGAACCCGTTATGAACGGGCTCAAAATTTGCCTGTACCAATTCAATTAAGCAAAGGTGAAGCTACTAAAGATTTTGCCCAACAAGCATTTGAAATTGAAACTGCTAAGAATTTTCCTGATACTTCGGGTAAAGCGTTGATTCAAGGTAAAGCAGATCGAAACGATGCTATTTTGAAAAACTTTGATGCATTTGTTGATGCAAACGATAAAGAATTCTTTTCTTTGCGTAAGGTTGGCAAAGTGGTTGATGATGCTCTTACAAAAAGTTATGACAAGGATGCGGCCGCAGTTAGAGCGGCTTACGAAAAAGCAAGAGCCGAAGGTGCAATGCAAGATCCAATCGATTATTCACCTTTGACTGCTTATATCGAAAAACAAGCCCCTACAGTAAGAGCAAAATTATCTCCAATACTTGATGTCGTTGATGAAGAAATTGCTAGAAATGATTTAACTAAAACTGGTGCTATGCCAATTAATGCGTTAGAGGATATTTACCGAGTAATTAACGAAAATTACGACTTTAACGCTCCTAAACATTTTATTGAAATGAAACAAATCATTAATAAAATGACAGAAAACAAAGGTGGAGAGGCTTATACAGTAGCTAAAAAACTTAGACAAAATCTTGCTAATAAATACGAAAATTCAAGCTATGTTGATAAGTTACTTAACACCAAAAAAGGCTATAACAAAGATCGCATGATCGCTTTGGAAGATGTTTTCAAGCATAGCATTTTGGATGGTTCGCTAGATGATGTCAAAGCCATTGGATATGTATTAAAAACAAGCGGTGAAGATGGGAAAAAAGCCTTAAATGAATTAAAAGGCCAAACCATTCAATATATTAAAGATGAAGTTACCAAATCAACAAAAAATGATATTAACGGCAATTCCATTGTATCTCCAGCTAGATTTAAAGCTATTGTTAAAGAATTAGATGATGATGAAAAGTTAGATTATTTGTTTGGCAAGCAAAATGCTCAAAAAATTAGAGATTTATTAGAAACAACTTTAGATGTTCACACAAATGTTGATGGATCGGCAAACTATTCCAACAGCAGTAGTGCCATTATTCGAGGCTTAGATTTTCTTGGTAAATTCCCTATTCCTAAAGCGTTAGGTGCAAAAACCGTTTCTGAAATGGCAAAAAGCAGAGAATTAAAGAAAAAAGTTGAAGAATCATTAAACTATACGCCTGAAGGTATGGCAGACGCATTGAGGAAAACAAAATGAGTAGAAACGGATCGGGTACTTATACCCTACCTGCTGGTAATCCAGTAGTTACAGGAACAACTATATCTAGCACATGGAGTAATAACACGCTTACAGATATTGCTACTGCCCTTACAGGATCTCTAGCGTCTGACGGACAAACTACCGCTACTGGTAACCTTAAAATGGGTAACAATCGTGTTACAGGGTTAGCTGATGGCATAGCATTGACTGATGCCGCAACAGTTAATCAAATTCCTAGCGGTGCTCTTTTCTTATTAAAAGCATCAAATTTGTCAGATGTTGCTAATGCTACTACATCTCGCACTAATTTAGTTGCCGCTAAATCAGGTGCTAACAGCGATATTACATCTATTACTGGTTTAACTACCCCTTTAACTGTAGCACAAGGTGGTACAGGTGCGGCTACATTAACCGCAAACAATGTTCTTCTTGGTAATGGCACTTCTGCACCACAATTTGTAGCACCAAGCACATCAGGTAATGTATTAACCTCTGATGGAACTACTTGGACATCTGTTGCTGGTGCTTACGCATTAACCAACGGAACTGCCGTAGCTTCTACAAGCGGAACAAGCATTGACTTTACTAGCATTCCTAGTTGGGTTAAGCGTATTACTGTAATGTTTAATGCTGTATCTACAAACGGCTCAAGTATTGTGCAAGTACAAATAGGTTCAGGAAGCGTAACAACTTCAGGATATGCTGGTTCTGCAACTGGGATGGGTGTGGGTGTAACAAGTAATTTATATACAAGCGGATTAGTATTATTTACAAACAATGAATCTTCTTCTGCTGTCAGAGTAGGGCAAGCTGTGATAACTTTGGTTTCAGGAAATATTTATTCAATGAGTGCAAACACATCCTTAACAAATGTTGCAACAACTTCTTTAACATCTTCTGTTGTGACATTAGGTGGCGTTTTAGACCGTGTACGCATTACCACAGTAAACGGCACAGATACTTTTGATGCTGGTTCTATAAATATACTTTACGAGTAAACCATGAACAGAATAGAAATTGATGTTATTACTGGTGAGCGTGAAGTTATTGAATTAACTGCACAAGAAGTAGCTTTTGCACAAGCAAACTACGCAGAATGGTTAGCCGCACAGCCAACTAAAGAAGAACAGATTGCTAAATTGCAATTACAGATTGATGCTTTGAAAGCCTAATATGTCTTTTGAAATTGATCCTGTAAAGTATGGCCAATTGTGGGAAAAGGTTGACCAATTAACTCAAAAAGTAGATAAGCTAGAAGATGGCATGGAAGAATTGCTTGCTTTGGCTAACAAGGGTCGGGGTGGGTTTTGGGTAGGAATGATGGTTGTATCTGCCTTATCTACCTTCATTGGTTTTATTTCACACTACTTCACAAGTAAATGATCCTAGAAACCATTATTGGTGCTTTAGTTCCCGTAGGG